CCGTCGATGTCATACCTCCTCTCTACTGACATATCAAGCAACTCTACTGAGTTGCTCAACATAGTCATCTCACGAAGCACATAACCTTCAAGATGCACATCAAGTGACATCCTGGGTGCCATGAACTTTTTAACCAGACATCGGTACAAACAGTGGTTGCCCGAATGCTTAAAGGCTTGTATCAAAGCCGCATTAAAACAGTAAGCACGATCTTCCAAGGAACCTCTCCCTGGTAGATCATATGACTTCTGCCCTAACGTCCTTAACAAAACACCTAAACATAAGGTGGCATACCACTCTCCATCAACACCCAACGCTGGAAAAGTCTTGAGGAAGTCTACCTTCTCATAACAACCGACGAATACCGTCTCTGCCACGTAAGGAGCGCGCAACAAACGCTCCTGAAACCACACCTGCGTGGCAGATCTACGACGAATAACCCACCCTTCAAACAAATAAGAATATAATATAAAACTAGCATCAGTACCTGTCTTAGAGGTGCCTGCCCACCCTGAATAAAGATAAGACTCGATCGGCTTAATACGGTAAAAACCCCCGGATCGGCGGCGAATGAGAGCTACAGATTTCGTCTGTTTATACAAACTAGCCACTTCTTTCTTCCTTTCAATAGAAAAATGTGCCTTACCCACATCGAATGTAGGTTCAAGGATTGTGGTGTCACATTGGCTCAGATCAAGCTTAAAGTACAAATATCCATCTAAGCATGGTATTGTACCCCAAGAATCATCACCACTGACAGCTACACAACAACCGAGAGGCATATACATCCTCCTATACATGGCTGTAAGCTCATCTAAATTCGCAGTAGGAACATAGGCTATATCTACATTTCCTAACCGCCACCCGTTTGGGTTTTCACCACAAGCGAGAATCTTTTTATTTTCCTTAAGTGGGACCAGCCCTGCTAAAGAGGCATTGATGCCAGCATCAGCTATAGTCCTGCCCGGTTTCCCATATTTGCCCAACTCCAACGGTTTCATCTTAAGAACCATTGGCGTAGCCTTTCCGCGATAATCAAACTGGTAGTCCTGCTGCGGCTCAAACCGGCCTTGCTCTCGCAGATCACGTTCTCCATCCATTCGGAGAGCACGTTTCTTGTGAGGTTGGCTGATGAGCTCTGCAGTACCATCTGCTTCCAGTTCATAAAGCGTTCCATTCCTTGCTCTAATGCGCACACGCCTGCACCAATCAACAACATGGCGGCTCTGGCAAGCAGCCTTCTGGGCTGCACGTATCTTTTCAATCCCGACCTTATCATGCAAGTTCCGAGATAGAGAGAGCTGGAAGTTAGAATCATTGACAGCATTAACGAATAGGCTGTGTTGGGCTGAAGGTCCAAATACTGTGCGGTATGATGGTGGAGTCTGAACCAGCTTCTTTGCATTGATCCGAGAACGCGAGTCGACAATGCCAACAAACTGCTCAACGAGGAGTTTGGATTCGCTATCCAAACCTCGGAACCGTTTATTACTGACAAAATCAAACTCGTAGTTCGACTCCCCCGCATACCATCTAAAGGGACCCCTATAGGCAAAAACCGGGCCGGGACGTTTAAATCACCTGCTGGCAGTGACTTACTTGGTGGCAAATTTAAACGAAGCTTGGCAACATTTATCTCGTGCTGCTGTACCACATACAGGACCATATCTTCACATTCTATCTGAAAATGTCTGGCCCAGTACGCTACAGTTTGCCACAGGCGTCCCGGTTCCACGTCAGTGCTACTTACTAATGATATTAACTGTCTAGACTGACGTGGACACAAATCTACATAACTATAACATACATACCCTAATGATATTGCTACAGCATCTCTAGGGCAACATAAAGGGGATAAAAGAGGATTATCCCGACCGGCCAAAATCTGAGGTAAGCGATAGTCACGTCTATACACTTTACACCTCTCTAAAGGACCGGGTCTGAAGAGTAAATTCTGGGCGAGAAATTTATTCCTTCGCTCGGCTAACTTATCTTGTTGCTCAGCAAGTTCAGCCCGCAACTCATTAACCTTTAACTCCTCAGAAAGCCGAGCGCTAGCGCTCCGCTCAGCTTGACCTCCCGCCGCCGGTGGAGCTAATCCACCTTGCCCGGGAGGTATAACCAATGGTGGTTGGTTATTTATAGGGCCGCGGCGACTAGATCCACCGTGCCGAGTATGATTGGCAGCTTGACGACGCATGTATTGATTATACTGCGTAACATTCAA